ACCAACAGGTCGGTTAGGCGAACAGGACGAGCGACACCACTTTCCCCCCACACACACACAACACAGTAAACAAAAACAAAGCCATGAACGACAACGCAGGAAACGAAAACAACGCCACCGAGCCTACGGTGGAGAAGCCCATCAGCGAGATGACCGCACAGGAGGTGCAGACGCACCTGCCGATGCGGGGCTACGCTTTCATCACCAAGGAGAACCGCCCCTACTACGAGCGTTTCTTCATCCATTGGGGTCTGACCGTTCCCCAAATCAACGCCCTGTCCGACAAGCAGATTACCGACCTGTATGACGACAATACCAACATGCTCATCCGCACCGTCAAGGGCATGCGAGCCATGGACATTCGCTCCCGCCCCGCCACGCTCGACAGGCTCCAAATCAATGCCGTCCGTGATGCGGTGAACGCAGAGGCTCTCGCCCAGAGCATGTCCGACAGCATCATCAAGGCTGTCCTGTCCGCCAACAGCAAGGCCGTCTCCATGGATGATGTTCGCAGGATTGTCCGTGAGGAAATGCCGTTGCGTCATTCCGAGGGCAAATCCAGCAAGCCTCGCATCATCGAAATCCGCAAGCCCGACTGCGACCCTGTGCAAATCGAGGGGCTGGTGCATGCCGAGTTCAAGCATGTCCTCACCATGGTTCCTCGTGAGAATGTCATGCTCGTTGGCGGTGCTGGCTCTGGCAAGACCACGCTCGCCCGACAGGTTGCCAAGGCTCTGGGGCTTCCCTTCTACTTCACAGGAGCCGTCCAGCATGAGGCGAAACTGCTGGGCTTCATCAACCCCCATGGCAAGTATGTCGAGACTGCCTTCTATCGTGCGTGGACGCAGGGCGGTGTGTTCCTCATGGACGAGATGGACGCTTCCGACCCGCAAGCCTTGCTCGCCATCAACGCTTCGCTGGACTGCAACCTCTGCGACTTCCCCTGCGGTGTCGTCGAGAAGCATAAGGACTTCCACTTCATCGGTGCGTCCAACACCTTCGGCAAGGGTGCGACCATGGACTACATCGGACGCAACGCCCAAGACGAGGCTGGACGCTCCCGCTGGTATTACATCCAAATCAACTATGACGAGGCTATGGAAGAAGCCATCGCCCTGTCCTTCGCCCCTGCCGACATCGCCCTTGGCTGGTGCAAGTATGTCCGAGCCATCCGCAAGGCTGTCGAGGAACTGCATGAGCGTCATGTCGTCAGCCCCCGCACGACCATCAAGGGCGTGAAGGCTCTCGCCTGTGGCATCGCTCGTGAGAAGGTCGAGGATGCCGTCCTGTGGCATGGCATGGATGCGGAACGCAAGTCTCGTGTGCTGGAAGAAGCGAAAAAGATTTGCGGTGGCATGCTCCCCTAATCCACCCTGTTGCGTCAATCCCAGCCATGTCCATCCTCCACATCCAGAACCACGACCGCCCTAAAAAAGCGGTTCGTGTCTACCACACCGTTGACCATGCCCTGCGTGTCGCCACCACGCAGAGGTGCTGGTCGTCCCAATCCTCCCAGAAGGAGTCCAGCAACTCATGGTATGGTTGCTCCTTCGATGAAGCCATCAACCTCGCCAAGCGTGGCTGGCGTGAGGGTGCGGTCAAGGTTCGCCAAGCCTTCGCCAAACTCCCCGCCCCTACGCTGTCCGCTGGCAACGCCTGGCGATACGACTACTACGGTGAGCAGATTGACATGTCTCGCTTCTCATCTGGCGAGGACGCATGCTTCCGCACCCGCAACGGCAATAACCGTGGCAGGGCGAAACTCGTCCGCATCCTCGTCCCGATGGCTTACCCCTGCTCCACGGCTTCGTCGTCGGTAATCAATCGTGGCTCCGCAATCATCAGCGTTGTGGACGCTCTCGAAATGACGAGACGCACCGTTGAGGTCGTTGCGTCATTCTCATCCACCTCTGACGGTGACAGGGAGCCGACCAGCGGGTTCCACATGAACCATTGTGTCGTGGTCAAACAGGCGGGTCAGCCCTTCGACATTCCTCGCATGGCTTTCTTCCTCGCCCACACAGCCTCGCTCCGCAGGATTGGCTTCGCCCTCATGGAAACCGTCAAGCAAGCCGAGGACAGCCATCGTGGGTCTTACGGCTACGGCTGTGACATCCACCCAGACGAGCAAAGCCCGACCAGCATCGCCCTGCCCGAACTCCATGGCGGGGATTGGTCGTCGCCCGAAAAGGCACGAGACACCCTTGCCACGATTATCCGTGAACAGGGTCACACCCTCACCTTCCGCAACTGAAATGAGCCGTCTGCATATCCTCTGCATTTACCTTGCCATCGGCATCGTGATTGCCTTTATCTGCTTCACGGTTCGCAGTTGCGTCATTCCCAAGCCTTAACCTTTCCCCCCAAAACACCAACCCAGATACACACATACGCCATGACTAACGACAGCAACAACAAGAAGCCCGACAAGGGCAAGAAGCCCCCCACGCTCCACGAGCAGTCGTGGGAAGCCCACATCGCTGAAATCCACCTCAAAGGGAACAGCATCAAGGAGGCTTACCACCCCCTGCTCTTTTCCCTGCTCTGCCACATCGGGCAGAATAGCGTCCTCTGCTCTCGCTCCGCTATGATGGCGGGTGACAAGGCGAAGGCTCACGACCTGCTCAACTACGCTCGCCTCTGCTCGGCAATCGCCACCGTGTTCAACCTCGTGGCGAGCAAAGGCATCGAGGGCGGTGCGGAGCATCTGGAAAAAGCCGTCAAGGGTGACGAGGTTGACCCCGCCAAGAACCTCTTGAAAGAGTGGATTGAGTCCGTGGGGCAAATCCCGTCCAGCCACATCAGCCAGATGGCTGGCAAGGTGCTGGGTGCGTTGCGTTATTCCGAGGAGGGTGATTTCGTCCGCATGAAATGGGACGAGACGCTCTGCGGTCTTAACGACTACGACAACCCGAAGATTAAGGCTCACCTCATGTCCGTCATGGAACGCATGGGCATCCGCAACGAGTCTCCCGCCATTCTGGACGAGGACGAGGACAGCCTCCCGCCCATCGAGGGCGAGACGAACAAGGAGGTCGGCGGTGGCTACTCGCTCCGCAAGAAGTCCATCGAGGACGACAAGCCGAAGGACAAGGACGACAAGGACGACGACGAACTCCCTCCGTGGATGAAGTCGGACAGGTTCAAGCCGTTGAACTGAAACGAGGGGGGCGAGAAATCGCCCCTCTTTCTTTTGTGTTGCGTCAATCCCTGCCCAAGCCTTTTGTGTCCTTGCCATGAGCAACCCATACCACCACCCAGCCAATACCAAAATCACCGACTTCATGCAGACCCTCGCTCTGCCATCCGATTGGGAGAAGCCCGAAGTGGACTTCTCCAACATGGACGGCAACGCCATGGTCATCATCGGAACGGTGGCACGAGCCATCCGCAACAGCGACCACCCCGAAGCCGATGCCGTGGCTGACCGCTACACGCAGGCTTGCATGCAGAGCGACTACGACACGCACCTCGCCATGCTGTCGGCTATCATCAACCCCTGCTTCTAACCGCTGTTGCGTCAATCCCATGTCTGCCCTCGCTCCATGCTACTGCGGTTCCCCCAAGCCAACCTATTGGCTCAACGATGGTCACGGCATACCTCTCTGCAAGGTGTGTGACGACTGCCGTGAAGCGAAACTCAAACGGTATCGTGCCGACATCCTCACGCCCTATGAGACGGACGGTGAGCCTATCGAACCCGATTACAGCCGAGCGAGGCTTGTGCCTCGCAACGATTGGTAAACGATGGGGCTGGGAAACCAGCCCCTTCTCTTTTGTGTTGCGTTATTCCCACCACTCACAAGTTATTAACACGCCATGAAACACATCCTGCTCCACCCCACCAACGCCCGCAACGCCCTACTGATGAAACAGGCTCGCCTCGAAATCGAGAAGCAAGCCGTGTTGCTTCACGGTAAGTCGCCCAAGGGTCAGAAGCCGACCATGCTCCGCAAGGATGCCGTGGCGGTCATCAAGGCTTGCATGCTCGTCATCCAGCATGCGTCCTCCCTCGGTTGCGTCACTCGCATCCCGAAGGATGCCAAGCCGAAGCGTCAGCGTCGTCGTCGCTCCACCCGCAAGGTGAGCATCAGCGTTGAAGTGGACGGCTGACACGCCCGACACATGACGGCTCACAGGGGCTGGCGTAATTGCCAGCCTCTTTTCTTTGTTGCGTCATTCCCTGCTCATGCCTTGTGTGTCCATGCCATGAAACAAATCATCCTCACCCTAACGGCTCGCATGCTCCTACGCATGTCGGCTCTCACCCTGCGAGTCAGCGAAGGCTTGCTCGCCCTCTCCAACGAGTGTGCCTATCGGGAGTTTATCTCCCGCAAGCGTAAGGCTCTCGCCCTCGACCATCACAACTACTGATTGCGTCAATCCTATGGCTCCCCAACAGAAAGTAAATCATCCTACGGTCATTGAATGGCGTGAGCATGATTGCGTTGCTAGCATGATTGATGCCAACGGAACCATCCTCCAAAAGAGCAAGCCTGGCGTGACCTTCAAACTCAACTTCAAAACCCCCAAGTCAGAGGTTGAGACTTACTTCTATGTCTCGTGGCAGATGTGGAATGACAGCCAGACCATCTACGGCTCTGGCGGTATCTGGATTGACCAGCGTGAGCGTGGCATGATGGGTCGCGTGTTCGACTATGACGGTTGCTTTGAACTGCCCAAGGAGATTGTCAGTCGTCTCTCTGCTCTCGGCTATGACACCTCGGAACTCTAACCCTGTTGCGTCAATCCTATGAAGCCCAAAGTCAGATATGAAGTGAGAGTGTCGAGCGTGACCGTTATCTACAAGGACAAGCCTCAACATGTCATTGAGGCTATGACCTTTTACTTCACTCATGTCGGTATCCTCATGCTCGCACATCGTGCGGGTGATGAGGGCATGTCGCATCGTGCGAAGCGTGTGATGCACGACAAGGTTCACAAGGGCGTGATTGGTCAGTTGACCATGCGTGACCTCGTGCCGTTCAAGTATGCGTCATATCGGTTGGAGAGCGTCCAGCCCATTTCGTCAATCGGACGGCTGACATGAACAGGGGCAGGGAGTGACGCAACGCTGGTGAGGTTGCGTCATTCTCTGTCCTGCCGTTTGACAAATCGTCCAACCCTGCCAAGGTGATGGGCATGGAACATTCTGGCAGGGGCATAGCGGTTAAGGCAGGGAGCGTGCGTCATGGGCTTCTGGGACGCTTTGAGTCTGCCACGGCTGGTGGGAGTCTCACGGACGCTCAAAGGGTCTTTGTGGAGGCTTTCTGCTCCAACGGTGGGCATGCGAAAGACGCAACAAGGCAAGCGGGTTATGAGGGGCATCACGCCCCCGCAAGGCTCCTGTCCCTCCCGCATGTGCGACATGCCATCAGGGAGACATTGGAGCGTAAGGTTAGGACGGACGGTGCGTCACTCGCTTGGGGAACGCTCATGCACCTCATGGCTGACCCCTCAACCCCATCGGCTGTCCGCTTCCAATGTGCAAGGTGGACTCTTGAAGCGGGTGGCATTGGCAGGGCAGGGAATGACACAACGGAGGGCAAGTCGCTGTCCGAAATGTCTCTGTCGGAATTAGAGCAAATGGTCAAGCAGGGGCGAGAGGCTGTTGCATCACTCACGGTCATCGACACAACGCCATCGGACGACTCAACTCATTGTCCAACAACACATTCTGAACCCGACCCCTCCCCCCGCCCCCATGACCCCACGCGCGATTCATTGACCCCAGAAATATAAAATTTGTAATTTTAAAAACATTTACTACATATTGTACCATGAGCACACCTCCAACCCCGTATAATCGGAGTTATAACTTTGAAGACTTCCAGTCTATCAACCCAAATTCCCCACTTCCCGCACAGCATCTCGAAAATGAGCTGAATAACATCGAGGAAACCCTTGATAAGACGGTTTCAAGACTGGCGGAGGTCCAAAATCCAGACGGAAGTATCAAAATAACTGGGAATATAGAGCAAAATATCACCAATACTGCAACGAGCGTTGCGACAAGTGTGGCAAATGAAGTTGCCGCTGACTATCTTGCGGCAAATTTTGACGCTACAGCAGCGACAACAGCTACCACCGCAGCACAGGCCGCAGCCTCATCAGCAACTCAATCTGCATCAAGTGCACAATTGGCTGGTCTTCATGCTAACTACGCAGAACAAGCTACACTTGCAGCCCAGCAGCGTGCAAATGATGCGGCAGCGAGCAGAAACCAGGCGGCAGATTCTGCAGATGAAGCAAACCTAAGCAAGATAGCAGCAAAAAACAGCGAAAACAACGCCAAAGATTATCAAGACGCAACGGCTGGTCTCTACATGTCAACACTTGGGCTTAAGGGAACCATTGACTCAAATCTTGGAAAAGTTGTTTATAAGCGTGAAGATGTTAATCACCTTGGTGCTAATATACTTTTCAACGGTGGAGACATAAGCAACACACTGATAGAAAAGATATTCCCTGGAACATCGTTTAATTCCAACGCACAGCTTCAGCAGGGACAGACAATAGACAATATAGGATTTAATCATGTGCATGGTCCATGGTGGGTGGTTGGAAACGCACAACCAGAAAATCCATCTGATATAATTACAAGAGACATGATGAACTGTCTTGTGCAAACATGGAAATACTGGGGTCCAAGCGTTGCCAATGGTCAGATGAAACCGATGTCTGTTGGTATAAATGGTGAACCAAACTATCAATGGCATTCACTTGAATATCCTCAGAATATAATTCAAGGAATAAGATACGACCAGCCAGATTTCAACACAAACCAGATGTATCCAAGTCAGTACGCTGATGGAGTTCTTACGCCATGGTTTGTTGTTCAACATAAATTTAATCAAGCTTACAGCCTTGCACAGACTGCAGACTCTAAGGCCGATGCTGCACTTGCACAGGGAGGGACACTGCAAGCTGCTATTGATGCTGCCAAAATACAGGAATATGACAACTTTAGGATTTATGTAATTGGCGACATAGTGCTTCAGAACAATAAGATATACAGATTTAACGCTACCATTGGTGCGGCTGGATATGGTCCAAGCACGCATCCTTCTGCGTGGACAGAACAATCTGCCGCACCAAGTCTTGCCGCTTACGCTACGACTGCGGCTCTGACCTCTGGCCTGGCTGGTAAGGCAAACTCAAGCCATACGCACACGATTGCGAATGTCACTGGATTGCAAGCTGAACTTAACTTGAAGTCGTCTACTTCCCACAATCACGACATTTCTAATCTTACTGGGCTGACAAGTTACTTTTCTCCATATCAGAAGCGTACGCTTCCAGTAGTCTACGGAAATTACGCCCAGGAGTTTGCCGTAAACAGTCCTGGTTCCCTGCATATCCTTGACTACGCAACGGATTCAAATGGCAAGGTGAGCTTTTATTCTGGTTCCATAGGGGACCGCTTTTTCCTATATCAAAATGCCAACGCAGAATACCCAATTCAGCTTCTTGGAGCCATTAACATCGACAACAAAACATTTACCCGTGGTGCGAAGTCTTATGTTGAAGCCGTTTCTACGCCAGATGGCATTGTCGTTAGTGGCGACTTAATGTTCCCACCCAATGGAACACTGCTTTCCAGTTCCTGTGATTATGTGGACAACATGACTGATGCTAGTGGCACAGCCAACTGGAGTGGAAACTTCTACAGCAACAATGTCTACGCAACGGGAGATGGCGGAACTTACTCGTCTGGCGGATATAATCAGAATGGTTGCTGGTACCCAATGGGCTTTGCCATCTCATGGGGCGTAAACCTGTCTGAATCTACCCTCAGTTGGAATGGTTGTGGCAACAGCGGAACCTATACCTATTCCCAGGGGTATGGCAACATCCTTGCAGACGGAGCGGGTGGAACTACCCAGCAATACACGGGCGGATGGTCTGCCAATTCTGGCGATGTCATCTACGATGGCGGCAGCTGCCTCGTCAAGTATGACGGCATGGGCGGTTACTATGTCGAAGACAACAGCGGTTCTGGCAGTTATGGAACCTACCTTGGTAATTTTGGCGGCACCAGCCAGTTTACCTACTACGACTCATCAAGCAATCCCTATAACTTTGACAGTTACTACTGGAGCGAAGACCGCTATAGTGACGGCATGGGCTCTTACTATACGGCAAATTACAACAGTAATTATGTCAGTTACGGAACTTACCTTGGATACAATTACACCGATGGAATCAGCGTCTACGCTGACGGCAACGGCTCATACTATACATACTAAACCCATGAAAACTAATCACGAAACTATCATTATCCCAGAAAACTCCTGGGCTGCATTCCTTGACCTTGAGTCAAAGCGGGTGTACGGCATCACCGAGTTTAAGAAGGGTGGCAAGTCACACTCCAAGTTAGACCTCATAATCAAGCCCACCAAGGCTGAAGTTGAGGCCGCAATTGCTGTGGCTTTTGCATCCGCCACATAATGTCTAAAGAAAACAAAAATAAGAAGGAGCACCTTGAGCGGCAGATAAAGGCCGCTGAAAGGCTTATTGCTACCAAGAAGGCACAGACAAGTCTTCTTGAGTTCACTAAACTCACGATGCCAAGCCCAGAAGACCCAGATGATGTTAATCTTTCTAGGTACAGTCCAGCAAAGCATCATGAGGTAATATGTGCCGCACTTGAGGAAGTTGATGCTGGAAGGATACAAAGACTGATAATCACTATGCCGCCTAGACACGGCAAGTCGGAGTTAGCATCGAGACGGTTTCCTGCATTCTTTATGGGTAAAGACCCATATAGACAGTTAATATTTGCGACATATAATGACGAATTTGCACAAGACTTCGGAAGGCATGTTAGGGATACAATGCGTTCTGATATATATCAGCATGTATTTCCAATGTCCAGGCTGAAGGCTGGCTCACAGGCAAGTGACAGAATACAGACCGAAGAGGGTGGGATGTGCGTGTTTGTTGGTAGAGGTGGTTCTTTGACTGGCCGTGGTGCTGACCTTTTGATTATTGACGACCCTATTAAAGACAGAGAAGAGGCTGATTCCAAGGCAATTAGAGAAAAGCTTTGGAGCTGGTTTACTGATGTTGCTATGACACGACTCATGACAGCGGGTGCCAGAGTCGTCATAATTATGACAAGATGGCATGAAGATGACCTAATTGGACGACTTACAGACCCAAAGAACGCATGCTACAATGAACAGGAAGCTGCAAACTGGAAGGTTCTGGCTCTGCCAGCTATAGCGGTAAATGATGACCCAATGGGAAGAAAGCCAGGGGAAGCACTGTGGCCTCAGCGTTTTGACCTCGATTTCTTGAACCAGGCTAAACGACTTAACCCTAAAGGTTTTGCAGCTCTTTACCAGGGTACACCGTCACCAGATGACGGTGATTACTTTAAGAGGGACTGGATTAAGACATATATGCCAAATGATTTGCCACGCAATCTTAGGATATATGTAGCATCTGACCATGCTATATCAACCGACCAAGAGCGGGACGCTACGGTTCTATTGCCAGTAGGGGTTGACGAAGACGATAATATATGGATTTTACCAGATGTTTGGTGGAGAAGGGCAGACTCTGCCGCTGTAGTCGAAGGAATGATAGACCTAATGGTTAGACGCAAACCACAGATGTGGTGGGCCGAAAGCGGTCATATAACAAAATCCATAGGACCATTCCTAAGAAAGAGAATGGCAGAAAGACAGGTTTACTGTGCAATTGACGAAGTTGTTCCAACGAAAGATAAGCAAACAAGAGCACAGTCAATAAGGGCTAGAATGAGCATGGGCAAGGTGTTCTTCCCAAGATTTGCATCTTGGTGGGGTGACGGTCTTGACGAACTTCTAAAGTTTCCATCGTCAACACATGACGACTTCGTTGATGCCCTTGGTCACATCGGCATGGGTCTTGATAAACAAGTTGGGGCTAAGGCTGCAAAGATAAAGGTTGACAATATGCCAAAGAGCGGAACAATGGCATGGATAAAGTGGGCTGATAAGATAAGAAGGCGGGACGAATCTATAATTCGGATGGGCGGTTTCTAACAATCAAACTATAAAAATGGAAAATAACAACATAATCAACAGAGACGCTGAAATACCAGACGACTCTAGGTCATCACTCGTAAACGACTGGCTCTCAAAAGTACAGGAAGCTAAGTCATACTGGAGGCCAGTCTTTGACAAGATGAAAGAAGACATGGACTTTGTTAATGGAAAGCAGTGGGAAAATCAGTCAGAGAACGACACTAGATATGTTGCCAATATAGTTCAGAGACACCTTCAGCAGCGTGTTGCGTCACTCTACGCAAAGAACCCTAGGGTTGTCTCAAGAAGGAGAAAGACGCTTGATTTTGCAATATGGGACGGAAGTATGGGTATGCTACAGGCAGCACAGACATCTGCACAGCTTTCACTTGCATCTGGAATACCTCCAGACCCACAGACGCTTGCATTTCTGCAGGATTTCCAAACTGGGGTTCAAAGAAGACAGTTTATAGATAAGCTTTCAAAGACTATGGAAATAGTCTTTAAGTACGCACTTGAACAGCAACATCCTAACTTTAAGCTTCAGATGAAGCAATTGGTAAGAAGAGTGTGCGTTACTGGGGTTGGTTATGTTAAGATTGGCTTTGAAAGACTAATGGAGAGAAGGCCAGAAGACTCAAGCAAGATAAGAGACATAACTGACAAAATGTCCACACTCAAGCGTATCATGGCAGACATGCATGATAAGGAGCTTGATGAGACAACAAAGGAATTTGAGCAGCTTAAATTGATGCTTGTCGAAATGCAGAAGCAGGAATTTAAGATTGTAAGAGAGGGTCTTGTATTTGATTTCCCATGTGCAATGACAATAATTCCAGATACCAAATGCAAGCAGCTCAAAGACTTCATAGGTGCAGACTGGGTTGCACAGGAGTTCTGTCTTTCCAACGATGAGGTTAAGGAAATTTACGGTAAGGATGTTGCTCTCGGTAGGCGTGCTGTCCGTAAATTCCTGGGAATGCAGATGCCTTCTTATGCTAAAAACGAAGATATACTTGTATACGAGATATACTCAAAGAAAGATAACCTTAAGTATGTTGTCGCTGACGGATACCCAGATTTTCTTGCAGAGCCATCTGAACCATATCCTTGTCTTGAAAGATTTTGGCCTTTCTTTACTTTAAGTTTCAATGACAGTGAGTCTGATAAGGATGTTTATCCCACATCTGATGTTCGTCTTATCATGCCGATGCAGAAGGAATACAATCGTGCAAGGCAAGGGCTTCGTGAACAAAGACACGCCAACAGACCAAAGTATGCAGTTCCCAAGGGAATGCTTGACGATGAAGATAGGCTTAAACTTCAGACCCATCCAGCAAATGCGGTTCTTGAATTGAACTCAATAACGCCTGGTACAAAGGTTATGGACCTTATCCAGCCAATACCGCTCGCTGCGTTCGACCCGATGATGTATGACACAAGCATGTTGTTTGATGACATACTTAAGGTTGTTGGTTCCCAGGAAGCTAACCTTGGTGGCAGTGCTTCAAATACAACGGCAACGGAAGTGTCCGTAGCAGAGGGGTCTAGAATATCATCAGTTCAGTCAAATATAGACGACCTTGACGACATGCTTAATTCTATGGCTAGGTCTGCTGGACAGGTCATGCTTAAGTATTACAACGAGGATACCGTTAAGAAAATAGCAGGTCCTGGTGCCGTTTGGCCCCTAATGGACATGGCTACTATTATGGAAGAGCTGTTTTTGACAATTGAGGCTGGCTCATCTGGAAGGCCAAATAAGGCACAGGAAATAGCTAACTTTGAAAGACTTGCACCGCTGCTTATGCAGATTCCAGGTATTCAGCCAGAATGGTTGGCTAGACAGGCAATTATGAGACTTGACGACAACATGGAGTTTGAGGATGCTGTTGTTGCTGGTATCCCATCAATAGTAGCAATGAATGCTGCTGCTGCACCAACGCCTAATGCTAACGCTGCCGCAGGGACAGAAGACGACCCCAATTCACAAGGGGACGAGGGGGGAGACAATAACGACAAGACTGGAACGCAGGATGGGCCAGCCCCAGATGCACCAGTTGAGCAGCCCCCACAAGATGTAGCAATGTAACTATTGACAAAACATCATTTATTGTGATATTGATTTCAATTCATGAACAACATGGATAACACTGACGCTAATACCGCTACCGCTTCGTCAACGGATGCAGCCACTGATGGAATGACTTCTGTCGGTGGAGGGGGAAACATTGGAACTACCCCAGTTCCGCATGACGAAGTTAAGAGGAGGTCCTTGCTTGATGTTGTACGAAGTGCAGTATCAAGAAGAATCTCTGACACGGGGTCGTCATCCGTGGAAAGAGACAACGGGTCGGACCGCTCGACAAGTAGCAATGACAGCTATGGCGAAAGGACGAGTGGCGGCGAAGACAATGTTCCGTTTCATAATCACCCAAGATGGAAGGAAATAATGGCAGAACGCGAGGCTCTCAAGCAGCGTGCGAAACATTATGACGAAATCTCGGAATACATGCGTGCAAACGGTCTTACTAATGCTGAATTGGCACAGGGATTTGAAGTGATGGCTCTCATGAAGAATGACCCAATCAAGGCAAAGGATGTGCTTGTTTCCCATATAGACAGAATCTCAGAATTTACTGGGGATGTTCTGCCTAAGGATATTCAGTATAAGTTGGATGTTGGAGAGATTGACGAAGATAGTGCAAGAGAACTTGCTAGGTATCGTGCTAAAACCGAATACACATCAAGAGCTGTTGCAGAAAATCAAGCCAATCAAATCGCACAGCAGGAGCAAATGCATCAAAAGATGATGTATGACGCTGTGGTTAATTGGGAGGGCGTTGTTGCATCTAGAGACCCAGAGTATCGTAACAAACAGGCATTGGTTACTGATAGAGTTAAGTCCATTATGCAGGAATCTGGCAGACCTGGAAACCCCGAACAGGCGGTCCAGTATGTCGAAAGAGCGTATAATGAAATCAATCAGAGACTTGGTTCTCTGGCTGGCAGGACTGTACCGACCAGAAACCCTATGTCTACCAACAGCTCGTCAAGCGGTTCTTTTGCTCCGCAACCCAGGTCGCTTAAGGAAGCGATTTCCTGGGCAGCAAAGCGAGGCGGTCCATCTCGTTAATTTGGCTAACTCAAAACATATAAAATACTATGGCATACGACGGAAATGTGATTTCGGCTTTTACAACAGCTGAAATCGCCTCAATAACAAACGCTGCTCTTGATTACTACATCAAGGGTGAAAGCTTCGCTCAGACAATCCAGGAAAAGCCTCTGCTCGGCCGAATGATGGGCAAGCAGAAGACTTTCCCAGGCGGTAAGGGCCTTATCAGCATTCCGATTATCTCGGAATACACCACTGGAATCGAAGGATTCGTTGGCGATGAGTCAGTCTCATACGACAACCCCAACAATCTCAAGCGTGTCACCTTCCCCTGGAAGGAAATTCACGCTGGTATCTCGATGACACTTACCGAACTCAAGATTGACGGCATCTCTGTCGTTGACACTCTTGACGGTGCTAATGTCACGAGACACTCTGAAAGAGACATGACAGTTCTTACCAATATCCTTGAGCATAAACTCGCTGATATGGCTGAAGGCTGGGCTCGCTCTTTCAACGAGATGCTCTGGCTGGACGGTACCCAGGACAACAAGCTTGTCCCTGGACTCTCATTCTTCATCGCTGATGACCCCACAACTGGTGTCGTTGGTGGCGTGAATAGAGCTACCGCTGGCAATGAGTTCTGGAGAAACAGAGCTTTGGTCGGTACCAATAAGATAACATCTTCTGTTACCAATCAGACCCTTACAAAGACACTCAGAGCCGAAGCTAGACAGCTTAAGCGTTATGGCGGCAAGCCAGACCTTATCCTCGCTGGTTCGAAGTTCATCGAGACCCTTGAGGCCGAAGTGTTCGAAAAGGGAGCTTATACCCAGACTGGATTTGTCAATAACGGCAAGAACGAAATCGGCATGGCTGACATCAGCATGCGTGGAGTCGGTACATTTATCTATGACCCGACCCTTGACGACCTTAACAAGTCCGACTACGCTTACTTCGTTGACAGCGGCAACATCAACCTTTATGTCATGGAAGGCGAAGACAGAAAGACACACAATCCTGCTAGACCGCATGATAAGTATGTCCTCTATCGTGCCATGACCTGGACGGGTGCTACAGCTGCCAGACAGCTCAACGGTTGCGGTGTCTACCAGGTTGCATAACCAGTAGATAAAGTAAAAAAACGGGGGGTGGGAGCTTGACAGTTCCCACCCTCTTTGTATATATAGATACACCATGGAAATCGCAAGAGTATCAATAGCACTGTCAAATGACCTTAACAATGTTGTCTACAGAGACAATGTTACGCCAGTGGAAGCGACAATACTTCGCTCTCTTCACGGCAAGGGTTCCATCAACATCGTCTACATTGAGAGCATGGACAAGCGTTCTCATAATGCCGAAATGGAGCGAATGAGAAAGGGATATCCAAAGTCCACAATCGACAAGCTTTACCCAGGTGAAGCACCGAAGATTCCAGTTCGCTTCAGTGAAATTGGAATGTCTGAACCTGCTGAAATCGTCAGACCGTCCGTCAAGGTTGAAACAGAGACCGCTGAATAATGGCAAGGAACACTACACTTTCAGCACTAAGAGACCAGCTTAGGGCAGAGATTGGTGCATCACCGAATGTATCAATGGGAGTGAACTATGTTCCACAGATGAACCATCTTCTTAATAGAGTCCAGGAAAGACTCTGGACCGAGTATGACTGGCCGTTTCTGTGGACGGAAACAGACTTCCAGTCTGTTGACGGACAAAGGTATTACAATGTACCAACAGATGTAAACCCAGACAGAATTAAGAAGATAATGGTCAATTGGAATGACTACTGGTATTGCTGTGAAAATGGAATATCTCCAGCACACTACAACATAGTAAACAGTGATGCGGGAGACAAGGAGGATGAGGTTCGCAGGTGGAGACTTGCTGACGGTGATACAAAAATCGAGTTGTGGCCCATACCAGAAAGCGACCAACAGAAGCTTAGAGTGTTTGCGTACAAGTCATTTCAGAAAATGATTTCAGACTCAGATAGAGCGTTGCTTGATGACACACTTATAGTTCTTTATACCGCTGCCGAGATATTGGCTGGCATGAAAGATGACTCGGCACAGCTTAAGTACGACCAGGCTGGAAAACACTTCAACAGGCTTAAGTCTTTGAACACAAAGAACGCTGACTTCGTAATGGGAGGCAAGCAGATAAATCACGAGGAAAGAAAGCTTTGGGGGAAGTGGAAGAATAGCTAATGCCATACCTTTTAGTACAGGATTTCAAACTAGGTCTTGATGCTAGAAGAAACATTCTTACATCTCCGACTGGTTCGCTTAATAAGTGCTCTAACGCACATATAACAAGAGGCGGGGAAATAGAGAAACGAAGGGCTTTTGAACTCGTTGCGTCACTCCCACCCATACTTGACACGATGTGGCTCGATGCTACTTCTGAGGGACTGTGGGCTTTTACTGGTAGCATACCAGATTATACGCATACACATCAGCTTGCTGCTAGTGGAATAAAGCTCATGGTGCTTAAGCATCCAAGATATCCAAGCACAATGACTCTCGATAAAGTATCTTGGTCTACGGCATTTGATGGCAAATTGTTTGTAATAGCAGATTTTGTTTCTACTGGATATAATGAAACAATATGTTTTTATGACGATGGATTTGACTACTATCCAATGGCACCAGTAGGTCAAACATCGACTGCGTTCTACAGGAAACCAAAGCCAGTAACAGACACATACAAGGGAATGTCTTGGACCAAGCCAGACGGCTCCAAGATTACGCTTGCCGAGTTTGCGGCAGACATGGTTGAATCAATAAAAAAAGATGAAAACTTTAAGGAATCTTACATCAATCCTGCTTCTGGCGGTACTCATGCGAATGAAATAATGTTAGTTGGTCCAGCTGGAAAAGAGTTTGTTGCAGAGACAAATATAATGACAAAGTTAGATAGACTTAACTATGATGAAGATTTTGTGATAAAGTCTGAAATCTTCCAACCAAGAGAAGAGTCTGTTGCAAAGGTTAGTGCAACTGGTTCATTTAGAATAACAAATGGTTCATCTGGTTCAGCGTCATTAGGTCTTACTACTAGATATATCAATTGGTGGATTCCAAGAATTACTCAAATACTTGTTGAAAAAACAGATGCAACTGGTGCATCTTATTACGAAGATTTGCTGTATCTTGCGCCTGGAGATTACATAACATCAGCAACCAACCCAGACCCAGGTTCGTGGGATTCTGGGACTCTTCTCTCTGCAATGGCTTATCACATAAATCTTGGAACTTCAATTCATGGATTTACTGCTGCTTGGACGAATTATGGAGGTGGTTGGTCTGGCTCAGACCCTCACAGTCTTACAGTATATGGACCTGTTGAAAATGGACTTGATTATAATGGAAAGCACATAATAGTTGAACTTGATAATACAACACAGGAGATTGCTGGATTCGGTGGTTACAATAGTCCATTTTTAAATACTGGAGTCGTAAATAGTATATATACAAAAACAGACTCAAATGGAAATCCTGTAGTTCCGTTGAACTCTAGTGGAAAGTTTCATACGGCTAATCTTGCGACAGGAATACTAGGAGGTGCACAAGATAATACCGTTTCAAGCATCATGATTGACGGGTTTGAAATACTTGGAAAAAGAATTTATTGGAAGACATCGAATAATCAGATGATGGGTTCCTTGGCTACACAAATAAATACATTCCAAAATGTTTATGATGCAGAATTTAATGACGGGAAGGTTACTATAACACATAAAGCTGGTGGTGCTTCTGAGAATGGTTCAATAATATCAATGACTACCAATGGTACGGTTTCTGGTGCACAGGTACTACCAATGAATGGTGGAGTAAATGAAATAATTGGAAACCCTCAGATAACAAAAATCACAATAGGAATAAACAACTTTACCGTTGGGACTGGCGGAACCGCACCTGTAACTACACAAATAAATGCTGGAATAAGATGTGAAATAAACACAAAGATTGAGAATGAACTTTTCTACTCTACTCTTTGTGCTTCAGATATAACTGGCTCAACGCCAAAGTATGCACTGTCGTATAAATCAAAAATGCATCTTGTTGCCGACAAGTCAGTGTTCTTCTCTGAACTTAACGACCCAACATCATGGGACCCACAAAAGACTGGTGCTGGTTTCATTAATTTCTCTAACAATTTTTCATCATATTATGGTGTTAATTCAATATCTACATATGGTGAAAATCTAGTTGTATTCGGAGAGACAAGTATACAGATTTGGAATTGGGACCCAAACCCAGAACTTAATAGCCAAAAGCAGGTTCTTGCTAATACTGGAACAATTGAAAAAGCCGCAGTTACACAGGTCGGTGACATAGATGTTTTTTATCTTTCTAATAGCGGTGTTAGGTCGCTTCGTGCAAGAGACCAGACGAATAGCGCAATGTCCAATGACATAGGTACGCAAATAGACTCCATGATTTCCAGTGATATAGTTTCATTGAACGGAAACTATGAACATATAAGCTCTTGTATTGAACCAAAGGACGGCAGATACATGTTGGCAATAGGCGATAAGATTTATGTCCTTTCTTACTTTATGGGTTCTGGAATACAGGCCTGGTCTACATATGAGCCAGACCTTGGAGATATACACAGAATGATAAGCAATGAGAAGAATGTTTATGTAAGAACTGGAAATGATATATATAAGCTTTCTGATAGTTCTTATTCAAGTCCAGTTGACGACAATATTTGTGAAATAGTAATGCCATACATGGACGCTTCGAAGCCAGCACATACAAAGACATACACTGGAATTGATGCAACAACTGAGGGTCAATGGTCCGTGTACGCTGGAACTAACACATCTAACACATCATCAAATGAACTAATAGCAACGATTAATAACTCAACATTTGCACTTGGAAGGATACCAATGTCTGGAATAAGTACACATATAGGAATAAGAATGATATCTGGAGTTTCAAATGTAAAATCGTCTATTGGCAATTTAATGATACACTACAGGCTTAACGATTCCGACTAATATGTTTCCACGATTTCTACCAGTAGATTCACAGGATATATCTGACAAGATTGCTATAGAGGCAGCAGCAGACGGTCATGCAGTTCCAATATCTCCAACATATTACCTTGAAAAAGATGGTGAAATAGC